TCCTATTCCGGCAACATCAACAATTTGCTTGCTACCCTAAAAGCAATCCAGGAAGAAGAGAAAAAAGCAAAACAAAAATTGGAAACACTCAAACAACTCAAGCTATTAATATTAAGCAAATCATTAAAATGATTGCTTACCATCTTACCATCCTTCACCCCTGCCAAATTGACACGTTACCATCATCTTACCATGATGGTAACGCATAAGCGTAGAAGTCGTTAGAGATAAATCGAAACTCTGCGTAGTCGCAGAAGATTCATATATCAAAGAACCTATTACGCTCCAAGGGGCCTATCACCATCTCATATAGGCCCTAATACCAGCACCTACAACCCCTATTACTACAGCCTATAAAGCGCTATACAACAAAAACCTTAAAACCTCAATCCCTCAAAAATATCATTCGCCTCCCTTCGGGCTTTTCTGACCATCCTTATGCACTCATAAAATTATTCAACCTTGTCAACAAATCCGTGAATGTCACGCCACTCGCACCAGGCACACTTACATTCACAGGCACACTTGATGGTCCCGTACCCGTGCTTACTGTCAGCTCAGTTAGACAGGTAATAAAATCCTTCATAAACTGATACATATTCTCACCACCCCCGCTATTCATTGTAAATACACCCGTTCCCGCATTATACCCCCAAATACCTCCATCATTCATTGTATAAGTCAGTTTATGAGCAACCTTATCATATTCCATTATCATGCCGTCACTAAACCGCTTCCTCCACTTACCAGCAGCTGCGCCATCATCAGGCATATCCTGAGTATTCGTTAAAGCCCCAAGGCAGACCCCTTCCTTACAATACCTATCAACTACACACGCCACTTCCTCATTAGCCTCCAATGGCCAATTCTCGTCATCATTCATCGCCCTTGGCTTCACAATCTGCAACCAGTCTGTAACAATATCATCAAATGTCGGCAGGCATACTCTCACATAACCAGCTTCCCATTCCGTCACTACCCCGAAAACCAATATACATCCATCCATAAAAAATAATTACACTATTATCAATTTATTTACAAAAAAGGCCGTTTTATTTCCAAAAAGCGCATTTTATTTCCCAATCCTCAATCCACCTCATCCACATCCACCGGATCCTGATTGCCTGTAGGCGCATTCTGTAAAATCTTCTTCAGCACACAATCCGTCACATAACCCCCATCACTCGTCACTGTATGCCCTGATGTACCCACGAAAAACACCCCATCATAATTACCCCAACCATCCGTTACCACATTCACACCCGCCATCACTCCCACATTGCCGGGCATCGTCAATTCAATTTCCACCTGGTCCAGGTTCTTCTTATAAATCCGCCCATCTACCTTATACAACCCCTCAGCTGCATTATCCACATGATCCCTCACATTAGCCACATCCTTACTCGGATTGGCACCTGCTGCAAGTAGTACATTGTAAATCACCTTATCCTTACTATTATGAAACCTGTTCTGACCTCTTACATAAATCCCTGCTACCTTATCCCTCAACCTGTGACTTATACATATACCCTTTGAAATCGTCAGTCCCGTCACATTCTTACCTGCAAGAGCAGGCGCATAAGTAAACACCAGTATATTACCCCTCAGCGCGAAAATATACCCATATTCAGCGCTCAGCCGGTGCAAAAACCCCATATCACTCTCATGAAATTGCGTTACCCTTTTAATAGGGTAATTATGTATCAGTCCCTGAAGCCTATAACCATATTTCTGAGCAATTGCCCTTGCAATACTCAGAAGGCTCTTACCCTCATGCGCAAAACTCGTCTTAGTCCTCACTCCATCCACCACGCCAGCTCCAAGGCACCTTATCTCCATCATATCGCCATCGGTCCCACTTCCTGCCTCACTCACCTCATCTACCCTGAAAGTCCCGCAATCCAACACACCACCATCTACCATAATCTTCGCACTCACCTTATCCCCCATTTGCGGTTGCCACGCATTCAACCAGCGTCTATCCACGTCAGTCACACAAATAGTCAACTCATCTGCCTCCCCCTCCGTCCGGTCATGATAACTTATACTCGTCACCATCCCACCCAGGTCCTTACTCACATCCACACCCTGATATACAATTTCATAAGTAGCCATTCCCATAAAAAGAATATTTAAAAATAATATAAGAAAAACCAAAAGGGCAGGGTTCACCCCTGCCCCCACACACAAACCAATCCCGTCTTTCTACTATGTACTAAATACTAAGTACTAAGTATTCACTACTTTTCAAAAGTCAAACTCCACACATCACCCACCACAAACTCCGCATCACCCGCGCCATCCACCACCTGGAGCCTCACCACACCAGCTGACGCCCCATTCCAGTATTCATCATTCACACCAGGCCCTTCCACAACTGCATCCAGTTCCACTTCATGCTGCCCATCAATCGCACCAGGAACATTCTTCATAACTTTAAACTTACAATTAAAAGTACTCATATAATTACGGCCCTCCACAGCCGGCTTTTACAAAAAAGAAAAGGCAAAACCATTCCATCAATACACGCCCACCCGTCTTTCGACTTTCGACTTTCGACTTTCGACTATATACTATGTACTAACTACTACGTACTCAAAGCAACCATTGCTGCCTGAAACGCCACATTATCCATCTGAAACGAAACCCAATCACTACTACCATAATCTCCGCTCAGCGTAGCAAGTGCGCCACTCACAGCATTGATATAAGATGTCTGGTCAGGTAAATCATAACTACTCCCATAACTGGTATAATTCGCCAGCAAAGCCCCCACACTCACAGTCATACCCGCCAGCACACCGCCAAGCCCACCCGGAATGCTCGGAAAACCACCCCCATACGCCAGTGCATCAATAATACTCGCCCCATCCGCAATCACCTGAAGCAGCTGCGCAAAACTCACCCAGGGCTTAGTTAAACCCGGTACAGGCCGCTTAAACCGCGGATCACCCAGCAACCAGGGGTTAGCAACCGCAGTACTGCTCGCAAATGCCCCCTTGGCCGCGCTCCGCTGCTGGTCACTATACAGCTGCTGCCCTGGTGCCTCAATCAGTTCTACACTGATATTCATCTGATACACATTGCCAAGACCATCCATTTCAATATAGGTCTTCTTCAGACTCTTGATCAGAAATTGCCCCTCCACAGTACCATTACCCCACACAAGGCTCACCACATCCCCATGCTGCATATAACCCGTCAATTGCGCTTCAGCAACCGCCACAATCACAAACCGCTGATGAAGCGAAAGCCCTATAGTCACACCACGCAGCCCATACGAAGCCACTACCGGTATAGCCTTAGCCCCAATCACCCCATACTCCGCAATATTCGCCGCCTCCTCCTCATCATAACTTCCAAACCCCGTCAGCGCCTCAAAAACAATATTCCCCAACTGACAAAACATATATAAAATATTTAAAACCAAAAAATAAACAACAGTCTTTCTACACCCGTCTTTCTACTTTCTACTTTCTACTTTCTACTTTCTACTAAAGACTATGTACTAACTACTACCTATTATGTACTAAAAGAGGTCAACCCCACAAAACACACACCACACCCAATACCGCCCATCCACTTCTGCCCCGCAGCAAGGGCACACACACCAAACCTCATGATTCCATTTACCCCACATAAACCGGATTTAACTTTGAAAAATCAACATTCGTAGTTATCCCAGTCAATCTCCCCTTTTCGCAATACTGCCACATATACCATTCACTCCATCCCTTCGGTAACACAGGCGCATCAACATTCCCATAATTCGCAATCCACAACCTATATTTCCCGAAAGCATGGCCATCAGCCAAATGCCTGTTCAGATAATCAGCATAACTATAGATGATCATATCCTTACCAGTCTTAGCCTTCACCGTATCCAGGAAGGTTTGAAGCCACAACCCGAAATCGCTTTGCGATAAATGCGTATCATCCCCCTGCGCATTCTCAGGCTCCAGGTCTATAACCAGATCCTCATACGCAGGCAACCAAGCAATACAACTCACAAAATATTCAGCCTGCTCAGTAGCATCATCCACCGGCGCCACACCATCATGCATATAAGCAAAATGATAATAAAGCAAAGGAATCAACTCAAGCGATGCATGAAGCGCGTAAAACGAACAATTCTTATCTACATCCCCATAACCCAGCGAAGTCCTCACCACCACCTTATCCACAGCCGGCGACACCTCCGAAAAATCAACATCCCCATTATTCGAACTCAAATCAACAATCATATAAAACATTTAAAAATTAAAAAATCATTTCCAAATTTGTCATCCTGAGCGCAGCGAAGGAACTATTATCCCCCGCGCAACAAAGCGAAGCGCAGCGTTGTCATCCTGAGCGCAGCGAAGGACCTCCGGCACCGCTCTTGCCCCGCATATCCTTCATAAAAACGCAAATCATATCTCCCTCCATTCATCCCCATACCCCACCCTCGCCTTATACCGCATCATATCCCTATACCACTTATCCAGTTCTCGCCTCACAGCCTCACCAGCCAACTTCCCATCCTCCTTACCACTACCACCATTTACCGTCACATTGATAGTCACATGAAAAGGAGATACTGAAGCAGCTGGAACGCCACTCCCCCCCGCCCTCGAGGCAGCAGAATTAACCCTCTTATCAGTCGCAACACCCTCTCCCCAGCAGAGGGCCGGGGTGAGGCCACCGCCAGGCACAGGCTTCATATCACCCACACCCTGCAAAGCGCCCGTACTCGGCCACGCCGGTATAGGAGTGGAAAAATTAAAAGGCATAGAAACCTTAGGCAAAACAACCGGAAAAGCCAAAGGCCCAGGTACACCCATCACATGCATAGGCATACGATGCCCAGGCAAATGATGCACCCATCTCCCTCGCAGAGAGGCCGGGGGTGCGGCCTTCGGCAGCGCATAAGGCAACACCGGCAAAACCACCCCCATAGGCTTCATATCCGGCAAAACAGGCTTATTCACCTCCCAGGCAGTACTTATCTTCACCACTGGTAAAAGAGGCATTTTTGGCATCCCAATAGCAGGCAAAGGCTGAGCAACAGAAGCCGCAACAAGAGCCATCGTCCCCGCCACACTCCTCACCAGCACAGCCGGCCTCAATCCCCCCGCAATCGTCTCCATAAGCCTTATCCTGTGTATATCCCTGAGCGCTCCATACTTCGCAGGCGAGAAAGGTAAATAACCCCTCACCTTAGTCATTACATCAGCAATAGCCTCAATAGGCTTATGGGCCATACTCTTCATACCCTCCCATATATTCTTCACAATATTCGCACCCGCAGCATACAACCTGCTTCCTATACCCGTCACTATGCTCACCACTTCGCTCATCTTACTTCCAAACCACGCCCCCAGTTTTACCCAGTTCTCATAAATCCCCCTGGGTGTCAAACTATGCAATACCACTTCCACCACCTTCACCGCAGTTCTGAAAATATTCACCACGCGCCCCCACATCCTTCCAAACCAGCCGCTCACCACATTCCAGGTACTGAAAATCCATTTAGGAGTCAAATTATAAACGGTTCTCCTCAGCAATGCCAAAGCGCCATTCCACACCTCATTAACCCTTATCCACATTCCTGAAAACCACCCCGATATCATTCCCCAGTTATTATAGATCCACCCCACCGGCGTAAACCCAATCAGCAATGCCTTAGCTCCACCTATACCGGTATTCCAAACCTCCTTTACCTTTCCCCATACACCACTAAACCATTCGGCAATCTTTCCCCAATTCTTATAGATATAATACACAGCCGCTCCCAGAGCCACAGCCCCGGCCACATACCAGGTTATCGGGTTCGCAAGCAACGCTAACCCAAACCGCATCACCGCCCCGCTTGCCAGCCTCAGAGCCGGCAGCAGCGTTGTCACAAAATGAAACCTCACCGCAAACACCGCAAACTTCAGCGCATTCATCCACCTCACAGCCGTAGCAATCGGCCCCACAACACCAAGCGCCTTCATCACAAGCCCAACCCCGCGCACAATCGTAAACACACCACGCAGCCCCACAGCTGCGCTTATAAATGCCACAACCCCCGCCGTCACCTTCGCAAAACCTGCATGTGCATCAAAGAAATTCCCCATCGCCACCGTCACCCTATTCAGGATATCCAGTAAACCCCTGTAAGGCGCTGCAATCGCAGCCCCAAAACTCGCCTTTGCATTCACCACATTACTCTCCAGCACACTCCCCTGCATTTTCTGCCCCTCAAGTATCACGGCTACTTTTTTATTCAAATCCGCCTGGGCCTCAATCTTCCTTACCATCTCCGGATAAGCATTCAGCCCATCCGTTGCCAGAAATTCCATGAAATCAGTGCTCAAACCTTGCTTCCCCGAAAATGGCTTCAAAATCGCATTCACAGCCGCCGGGTTCAGATTCTGCAACTTTCCTATCTGATTCACAAAATTTTCTACCCCCTTAAACTTCCCATTCTTATCAAAAAAATCAAGCTGCAAATGAAAAAACTTCGCAATCTCATTCGCCTTCTTCACCTTAGCCCCATCGGCGATCCCGTCAAGTATCCGCCTGAAATTCGTACCCACACTCTGCCCGCTTATACCCTTAGCCATAAATAAAGCGCCCAGTGCACCCATGCTCTTTGCAGTCTCAATCCCCTGCGCATGCAGGTTACTCAACCCCAGCCCTACCTTGCTGAAAAACTCATTCATCTCAGTCACAGCCTCCATACCGGTTTTACCCACACCTGCATCATGTATCCTTGCTGTCAGATCCATCACCTTATACATCTCCTTCACACCCACGCCCATATCATTTTTCATATGCGCAGCAAATTCAGCCGTTGCAGCAGGCAGCATATTGTCAAAATATATACTCAGCTTAGCCGCGCTCTCACCTATGCCACCCATCACATCGCCCACCTCAAGCCGGTTCTGCTTCATCACCCTCACCATGTCCAGGTACGCCGCAGTACTCCCCGTATAATTCGCGCTCAGCCCCTTCGTGTATTGAAATACCTTGTCATACAGCTTTTGGTCAAACAAACCCCCGCTTCCCATCATCGTAGCCTTCAGGTAATTCCCCGCCTGCTCCATATCACCAAAAGCCGCGGTAGCCTCATGCAAAGCATCTACACCCCGCTTAGCCGCATACATCTCACCTATCCCCGCCCCAATCTTCGCCGTTCCACTCGCAAAAGCCTTCATCTTAGCCTCCATCCTTCCCAAAGCCCCCTCAATCACCTGGCTCGCATGGTTCCTCGCAGACAATATCAAAGCAATCCCAACATTCGCAGTCGCCATAAAAATTATATTAAAAAATTAAAAATAGGTAAACTTACCCTAAAAAAAAAGCTCACCCTTTCGTTGTCATCCTGAGCACAGCGAAGGACCTCCGGATCAGCTCTTGCCTGCCTTTGTCATCCTTCGCACCACGAAGGACCTCAAGAAACACTCCCCCCAAACACCCCCGTCACCGGCCCCCCGCCACTCGGAGCAATCAACCCGCTCGTATAAGTTATAGTAGCCGTCTCCACACACGCCACAATAGCATCCGCAATCGCCCCCGCCGTCACATCAAACGCCGCAGTCTGAGCACTCGTAGGCGAAGGCATATTCGCCTCAAAAGCCGCCTTAATCCCCGCCTTCAACACCGCCGCATCCATCGCCATAAAAAAATATTAAAAAATTAAAAAAAATTGCCACCGCAAAGCGAAGCGTTGTCATCCTGAGCGCAGCGAAGGAAAAATTGTCATCCTGAGCGCAGCGAAGGACCTCCGGATATAATCTTGCCTGCGTCATCATCCCCTCTCCCCTTCGCAGAGGGGACCGAGGGGTGAGGCCAAAACGGCGCGAAGGAATTGTCATCCTGAGCACCGCGAAGGAATTGTCATCCTGAGCACCGCGAAGGATCACATCTTCCAAGGCGGCAACACACTCGCGCTCACAGCGCTCGCCACCGGCACCACAATCGGCACCACCACCAGCGTACCTCCATCAAGCCTGTCAGTAATCCCTATCAGCGGATTCGCAGCAATCAGCCCATTCATCCCCGTCACATCTACCCACACATTAGTCATAGTACCAGAGCTCCCCGGCGAAGCAGCAGTCACCCCAGGCCCACCCGCCGGAAAACAAATCCCATAAGCACGCCAAGCCAGCTGATCCCACCGCTCCCCATCAATCGCAGTAACAGTAATATATTGTATCCCATCCATAAAAAAAACTTTATTTTGTCATCCAAAGCTGCACTCTGCGCAGCTTTGTCATCCTATGCGCAGCTTTGTCATCCTATGCGCAGCTTTGTCATCCTGAGCGCAGCTTTGTCATCCTGAGCGCAGCTTTGTCATCCTGAGCGCAGCTTTGTCATCCTGAGCGCAGCTTTGTCATCCTGAGCGCAGCTTTGTCATCCTGAGCGCAGCGAAGGACCTCCGGCACTACTCTTGCCCCGCCTGTCATCCCCTTTCCCTTGGAGAGGGGACCGAGGGGTGAGGCCTACAGGAAAAAGGAAATACCTCACCCCACCTCAAACACCGCCGTACACACACTATAGCAATTATACGTCTCACCAAGACTGTCATTCACATAACCCGCCCTGGCGCCCACAGTCCATACACCCACTCCCACCGTCACCAACACCTTATCAGTATTTGTAGGATCCTCCGGATCCGCAACCCCGCTCAGCCCAACCCCCAGCCATGTCCATTCTACATGCCCGTACGGACTCGACGTAGGCAACAACCCACCCACCGGATGGCTCCTGGTTACGCGCACGGTAGCCGTATAAGCATCGCCACTCACCAGCTCTATCACCAGCGTAGGCACAAGCATCTCACCACTCCCCGCTGCATCAACCACCACCACCGGCTCCCATAATGCCACATTCCCGTCCGCATCAGGCCAGCTAACCACGCTACTCGGTGAGTCTTCAGTACCCCCGTTCCAGAAAAACGCCAATCCCCCGGGCCCAAATCCCGCCCACTGGATAATTTGGGTAGATATATTCTGAGCAGTCGGAGGAAAAGCAGTAGTCGAAGCATGGGTATTATAGATATCAGTACTCGCCTGGTACCTCAGGTGGTTAGCATTCAGAAAAGCCGCCGCAAAACCCAGCGCACACACAAACGCAGAATCCGGATATACCGTAAAATTCACCCCCGCAGAAGTCCCCGCATTCGTGAAATCCATCACCGGATTGATCAGCACACTAAGCCCCAGCCTCACAATACCCGGCGGTTCCCCCACCACAAGTATCGGATTTCTCGTCTCCGCCCTCGCCACCAACAACCAACTACCCATAATAAAATATTAAATTAAAATAATTAAAAAGCGAAGCGTTGTCATCCTTCTCGCAGCAAAGCGCAGCGCAGCGCAGCGTTGTCATCCTGAGCGCAGCGAAGGAGCACGTTTGCCATCCTGAGCGCAGCGAAGGAGCACGTTTGTCA